TCGCCTCCGGTTCCGGTGGAGCCATCGTTCTGTGTCAGGCTCGTGCGCCGTTCGTGAAGATGGTTCGTGACGAGTTCATCGGTGGTGGTGGCACTAACATGCTTCACCGCGACGAGTACGCGTACGCCGAGCGATCTTCGGGCAACTGGCTCTTTGAGATTCAAAGTGACGCAACTACTCCGACTAGCTAACGATGCTAGTTAGAGGCTCAATTAGAGTCTCTAAACAATCAGTCCCAAACCCGCCTTATCGGTAAGGGGACGAGGTAATAGAAAATGGCTATAAACGCTCAAGGAGAAGTGGGACGTATCCGACTTTTCAACGACTTTTTTGGAGTCGGGGACACTCTGGCACTAACCGCTGATACAGCGGATTTGGGAGCCTTCTACGCCGGTGGCGAGGGGTTCGAGGACAACGATGCCGGTATTGCAGGTAAGGACGCGCTTTCGGGCGTTGTAACAATCACTTCTGGCAATACCGACGCTGACACGACCTTTATCGGCACACACATCGGTCTTGATGTTGGGCTGATGGGGACGATTGTTCTGGAAGCTCGCGTTCAACTTCCCGACTTGGACACTAAAGAGATATTCTTTGGGCTGACCAGCATCCTTTCGGTTGATGAGCAGCTTGAAGATATCGTCATCAATGCTTCGGGAACAACCCTCACTATCCCTGCGGACTGTGTTGGTTTTTACCTGAGTGATGAACTCACTGACGATGAAGACTGGCACGGCATCCACAGTGGTGGTACTGCCACGGCTTCAACCACTACTACTGCCGTTGACCTAGACGATGACGCTGTAGCTGGTGAGTGGCAAATCCTTAAACTTGAAGTTGATTCAAACGGGACCGCTCGTTGGTACATCGACGGTGACTTGAAGCAGACGGTTAAAGGTGCATGTTCGACAACAACCAATTTGGCTGTTTGTCTTGCTGCTGCCGCTAACACGACTGAACTTGCCATCATGGATGTAGATTACCTTCTTGTTAAGGCAAACCGTGACTGGAACGCCTAGTCAATAGGTAAGAACGCCCTCGCCCTTCGGGGCGGGGGCAACAACTCCAAAGGGAACCTATGAGCGCAGAAGAGATCATTGGCAGGCAGTTAATAGAACTTACTGAATTGGAGTCTCAACTCAGTGCCACGGTATCCGTGATCCACATGCTCAAGAACCAGACGGTCACTCTTGACCAGATCGAACTTCACGATGGCGGGTTCACCGTCAGCGATTGTGAGCAGGTTGAGAAGGCTGAACAGGAACCTGTTGCGTGACGCTATTAGTCGGGACTTTCTCTATCCGCAAGGACGAGCCTGCCTGGAGCCTTGAAGAGTTGAACCTGCCTCCTGCTAACTTCGGCCCTCCACGTCGGTATCAGATCGTCAAGGTTGTTCGTAACGACCGGCTTGTCGAGCATCGGACTGATATGGGGCCAGCATCTGCCTTTGGAATAACAAAGCAGTTGAACATCATTGGCGGTACAGTAGACGAGCGAGGGCGTGGTCATGTCTGGGAGACTGTAGCGTCTCTCATGGACTACGCAGACAACTTGCGCGGCAAGAAGTTTGACTGGGACGAAATCCCGGCGATGTCAGCGCAAGACTATCTAACGGCTTACGAAGACGAGAAAGACAAACAGCAACGAAATCTTGTCGGACGAAAGACCACTGGCTCATTAGCGAAGGACAAACGATAGATGCCCTCGATGAAAGAACTCGCAGAACTCAGCAACCAAGTCCTCGAAAGCGAAGACGAAATGCGTCCAGAGGAACTTGCCTTGCTTGCCCAGGATGCGATCTCTCCGGGCATGGAAGACGCGCTGGTTCAGTTGCCAAGCAAAGAGACTCCGTGGGGGATCACGATAGAGGAGATGGAGTCTGCTGGCTGGGTCACTGTCTGGGACAAGTTCACGGGTGAGCCGAGCAAGGTCAACCGGAACATGCTTGCTGCTCAACTTCTCAAGGTGAACGACGAAGGTGTTCGTTGCTTCACGACTGTTAAGCCAGCGATTGAGCCGTGGCGTGGCAGTACGCCCTGTATGCTCCATCCAGATTCTGAAGATCGTTCTGCGTATGACCGTATGGGGCTTCCGGTTTGCAAGTCGGGCAATCTCGCCAGTGAGTTCCAGATGCGGCTGCACATGCAGCACCGCCACAAGAACGAGTGGGCGCAGATTCAGGACATTGAACAGCAGAAGGTTGACGGGGAAGAGCGACTTGTTCGACAGGCTCTTATTCGCGCCAACACGCCTGACGAAGACCTTTCAGTGCCGGTAGCCGCAGTTAACGAGGCTGCACCTCCAGTCGAGATTGTTCCTCCAGTTATTGAAGAGGAAGAGGTCGTTCCCGAAACCTTCGTTATCGAACCAGAGGTTGAGCCGAAGCGTGTCAAGGTTGAAGAAATGCTTTCGGCTTGCTTATTTTGCGACAAGCCGATGAAAGGCAAGTCTGTTAGGCAGAAGAACCGGAACACTCGCCTGCATATGTCCTCTTCGCATCCTGAAATGGAAGTAACTATTTAAGTCATGGCTGTAATCGTCGGGCAGACTCGCGAAGAACTTCGCAAATCTATCGGCCACAATCTCGGTGCAATACGTCTCGGGACTATGACTGGTTCTGGCTCGACCTCGACCGGCGTAGATGCAGAGATGCCTAACGCCGACGACCACGAGAACGGTAATCACATCGTCTTTACGTCTGGGACAAACGACGGGGCGATTCGGATTCAGACCTCATACGTCGGTTCTTCAACCACGTTCACTACTCGCGGAGATGTCCTGGCCGCTTCAACAGCGGACGGAGATACTTACGAGTCCTGGGACGAGGACATGCCTCCAGCGCGTGTCCACGACATGATTGACCGGGCTGTACGGACTATCACCCGCAAGGGTGCGCCTCCGTCTACAGACATCAGTTTGCACACCTACAGGGATCGCAGGAACTACGAGTTCCCAACGGCGTTTGTAGGCTTGCAGCATTTGAACTATCGCTCTTCGTATACGTGGACGTCGATTCATAACTGCAACACGGTCTTCGACGAGTTGGTAGATGCTGACGTAACAGCCAGTGCCGACGGGGAAGACTACGCCAGTGGGAATAGCGCGAATAAGTTTGTGCTTGCTGCTGGACTGGGAGCAACGGACATCATTGCTTCCGACAGCATCTCTTCGCTCGATCTATCCGGGTACGACACGGTGGAGTTCTGGATCAAATCGACTGTTGCGCTAACTGCTGGACAGTTGCGCCTTCGACTCTCGGCTTCGGCCTCTGCCGCAGCTACGACAGAAGACCTTGACATACCTGCGACCTCCGCTAATACGTGGACACGCCATCAGGTGGCCCTAGCGAACCCGCAGAGCGACACGGCGATCATTTCTGTTGGCTTGATCCACAGGCAGGAGATCAATGAGGCTACGGTATGGCTGGATGAGGTTCGGGCTTTCGTTGAAGACTCTTCTATATGGAGTCGAGTAAGCCGAGCGAACTACACGCGTGACAAAGACCGTCGGGAGTTGGTTCTAAACGAGACTGCCTACAGCCAGACGCGTTATTCTCTTCTCAAGATGGAAGGCTACAAAAAGCCGACTGCTTTAACTTCTGATTCATCTACCTGTGATGTTGAGCCTGAGTACCTGATTATGCGTACGACCGCCTGGTTGATGCGTGCTCGTGGGAACCGTTACGCAGGGCGACGTGAAGCCGACTGGTTAGAGGCTGAACGACTTGAGGGTCTTGCAGAGTTGTGGATGAGTCGCCAGCGTCTTCCACAAGGCACAATCTGGGTTGATGATTAACGCACGAGGTTTCTAATGGCAGTTGACTTCGGACGACTCAACATCAACTCAGCCGGGACTGCTGAGAAATTTTCGGGAGACCTTGCAGCGCAAGCTGTTATACGTGCTGGTTCTGTCGTCACTATGATTGAGTTCAGAGCACCGGCAGCAAACAGCGGGAACGTCTTTATCGGGAGACTCGGTAGAGATGGCAGTACCGCGACTGTTACGAGTTCCTACGGCATCACGTTAGTGCCAGGTGGCTCTCTTCAACTTCTCGATATCCATGAACGGTTCAGTAACTTTCAGGGAAACGCTGCAAGTACCAACGACGACATTGAGTGGGTAGCTGAGTTCACGTCTGGAAGGTCGATCAGTTAATGGCAGCGCGCATCATCCAAGACGGCGAGATCAGCATTAACGGTGAGCGGTATCAACTGGACGGCGATGTGTCGTGGTTCGATATCTCACAGCCTCCCGGCAAAGTCGTTATCGGGGATACGACCGACGCATCCAACCCGCTTGCTTCCACATGGGAAGTCACAGACCTCCGTGACGGCATAGGCATCAACGTCATGGACACCCGCACAGACGGCAACCGTGCGTGGTGGTCTACAGCGCAGCTTCGTCACCGCGGCCACCTCGTCCTACCGATACTGGCAGTCACTACAGCAGCGGACGAGACCGTTGCCGACATAACGCTTCTTGCCGACTTCAAGAATCAAATCTATTCCTGCGTTGGAACAAAGGTTCACGTCTACAGCAACGGTGCTGACTCGTGGGGATCGTCGGTTGTCACACTTAACAATGATGCGACCGATTGGACATCGGGGAAACTTTATCCAAGCGATACAGCGACGGATACGCTTGTTATTGCGACCGGAGAAGAAGTCCATTACGCCACGGCTTCAGATACCTGGGCTGTTAATACGACCGACATCAAGTACGTGGTGTTCTGGAACGACTTCCTCTGGGGCATCGACGCAGATGGTCAGCTTTACTACACAGACGACCTGTCAGGCAGTTGGACTCCTGATGCGCTCTTGCCAGTGGACGGGCAGGTTGTCACAGGCTTAGAGATTGCTCGTGGCCCAGATCGTGAGCAGCACATTTATGCCCACACACGAACAACCCTCTATGTTCACGACAACGTAAACACTCGCTTCGTTCCGACAGACCTTCAGCTTCCCTTCCATCCTCAAGGTGGAGATGGGCATGAAGTCTTTCGAGGACAACTGTTCAACTCAGCCGGGAACGCTATCTACCGATTCCAGGCAGGTTCAGACCAGACTGTTGTAGACGTTGTTGGCCCGGACCTTGACGACGGACTGCCTGCAACCCGGCGTGGGGCTATCAGTCAACTTCTCAAGTCCCACAACGAGTTGCTTGCAGTTATTGATGCGACTACCGCAGTCAGTACGACTACTCTCGTGACACGCCCGTTCACAGGCGTCATGGCAATGGCCGGGGTCGGGTTTTCCACGTTTGGCGCATCCAGAGGGCTTTCTCACATTCTTGGCTGGGACGGTCGAGGATGGGAAGTGAAGTGGGTATCTCCAGAAGTAGGTAGGGCGATTTCTTCGGCTCTTGTGTCGAGTTCGTACAACGCTTATCGAATGTGGTGGGCGCACAACCAGCGTGTTTATTACATGCAACTTCCGGTTGACGTTATCAACCCGACACAGATATCGGAGCAGAACTACGACACGACTGCCACGCTTGAGACACCGTGGTTTGACGGCGGTGTGAGCAACCAGGACAAACTTGCGCTGTCGCTCTGGGTGGACTCTACGCACCCGAGTTCAAACGCTACTTTGAAGTTCGAGTATGCGACTGATCTTGTCGAAAGTTACACCACGCTCGCGACTAAGACG